ACCAACCACCATTCCAAGTTGCACAATGAGCACGCGCTTCCGCTGGACCGTTGTAGCCCACCGCGTCACCGTACCACCGACAAAACTCTGAACCATTCGAACCGCGAACGACAAAACCATTACTAGCGCTCGTTGTCGAATTACCATCGGAATAAACACCCTGATTGTTAGCCGCCCGTATTGAACCATTATTAGTTACTATATTGCCAGAACTAAACGTCAAACTACCAGTCATCGTGTCGCCAGTTTTAGCAACCCTCAATCCGTCTTGTGTGTCAGCGTATTGTTTAGTAACAGCATTTAAATTGGCTGTTGGATTACCACTAAGAGTAAGTAACCCTGTCATGGTGTCACCCGTTTTATTGATATAACGAGCATCACCAGTTTGCTGATCGATAATATCATTCGCCTGATTACCAGCGTTGTTCAAAATTTGTGGTTGACTATCTCCCGGTGGCCTTTGAATATAGAGTTGAGGACCACTAGAGATAATCTTTGCACCAGCTAAATTAAGTCCCACAAGAGCCGAAAAGTTTAAATCCCCAACCATTGTATCGCCGGTCTTATTAACAAAGTCAGCTTGCGCTGTCGTATAAGACAAACCCGGTCCTCTAGTCAAATTATATTGACTAGCACCCGCATTCCACCACACGATCCAACCGGAGTCAACTGACATCCCTGAGAGACCAGGAACATTAGGCGGAATAATTTCTGGCACATCTGGGTTTTGAGTTTGAATAAACCAAGTCCAACCATCCTGCGGATTCATACTCGCAGGATTAAGATCAGGAAAATTTACAGAAGGAAGGTAAATCCCTTTCCATAAAGCATTGGTCGTAATTGATTGATCAACATAAACTTTAGTAGTTGCTTGCAAGGATGTAGGAGTCGTGTTTGGTAAATTTAACATTCCAGTCATAGTATCGCCAGCACGATTAACTTTTAACGCTTCAAGTGAGATAATATCATTATCAACATAATTTCTAGTCGCTGCGTGCATAGCATTAATTGGATCAGCATTTAGGGTGAGATACCCTGTCATGGTGTCGCCAGTCATATTTACATAGCGTGCGTCACCATTAACCGTGTCAATGATATCACGACCGTTTAATCCAAAAACATTACAAATTTGTGGCTGTTCACCGCCATTACCTGTTTGTAAAGTAAGCGGCCCGAGCGACGAACGTTGCACCCCAGAACTGTCAGGAAACAAAATTTGTGCATTACCAGTAAATCTTAAATCACCACTCATCGAGTCACCAGCAACTTCAACAAAAGTTGCCCGCGCCTCTCGAATGCTAAGTGACGAACCTTTAACCAGATCATATATTCCGTTTCCAGCATCCCACAAAATACGGTCGCCGCTATCAATCAACAAACCAATAATGCCGGGCAAGCCACCCGGCGCTGTTTCTGGAATATTTGGGTCAATCGTCTGTGCGATCCACGACCAACCGTTAAGTGGGTTCATAACTCCAGGAGTAAGATCAGGTTGGTTTGCTGCTACGTGCCACACCCCTTGATAAAGCGCACTGGCAGCAATCGCCTCATCAACGTATTGTTTGTTGGTGGCTTCATTAGGAGCGGCTGGCTGAATAGGAATGTTGAGTGGACCGGTCATCGTGTCGCCGGTCAAATTGACATAGCGAGTATCGAGCGATGTTGATTGAGCTAAAGTTAACGATGTGACTGGATTAGCGTTATCCGTGCCAGCATCAACTTGCGCTTGAGTGGCAACAACAAGCGTTAATTCACCTGCACCAGTGAAATCATGCGCGCTGCCACTGTCAAGATTAACAGAGATCACACTACCCGTAGCTCTACCAGTAAGCGGGTTCGGCGCTCCCGGTGACACCACAAGCCCACTACTCGAATCAACTTCAACACTGATTCCGCCATCAGGAGCCAAGTTGATCGCGTTAGGTGTGCCAGCAAAACCGTTTACTGGTACATAGACAATACCGGGAAGCCCCGTTGCCTCTGAAGCAAGTACCGCGCTCAACGGATTCGCAGCAGTGCCATCACCAGTCATTGTTAAATCATGTTCAACACTACTTAGAAAGCCAATAGCACTTTTTGAGAAATAAACAATAAAACAAACAGCATCAGCAATAGGTGGCTCACTAAAAATAATTTGAGTGCCATCAGTACTAAGGATGTAAGCGACACCAGGCTCTTGTAAAACACCATCAAGTGAAACATTAAGATCAACCGGATCATTTACAACAATCCCAGTACCACTTGTAGCAATCAAATCAAACGTTGTCTGTACACCATCAAACGTTGTAATTGGCATAAGCATTTCACGCAATACTAACGTCGGCCCAAGCGTTAACGGATCTTGTAAAATATCAATCGTAACAATTGATCCAGTTGGCGGAATTGTTGCCAGAGTAATCAATGACGTAGCAACAGTAACCAAATAATCTCCCGGTATAGATCCACCTTCCGGTGTCAATCGTACACCGTTCAAATAGACTTCAACAGCCTCAACTGGATCAAGAGTATGCGAATTACCAAATAAATCCGGTGTTGTCAACGGATAAACCATTTGGTTTAACGCGCCCTGATAATATAAACTAGCTGTTGCCGCCTTTGTTGGCGTCGTGATTGTTTGCCAGCTTGACCCATTCCATACATACAAAGTATTATTTGAAGTGTTATAATACAACGAACCAACAGGTATTGACCCAGACCCCGGAACTTGGGTCGGCGGTATAGGGTGCGCCCCCAAAAACATACCAATTGATGCTGTCCATGGATACACCCCACCATTGGGTATACCACCAGCAACCAGCATCTGCCCCTGCTGTGTAGCAGCAGGCAAACTCGCTGCAATAGTCAGCATGTTGCGGGTTGCTACCGGCAGAGGGGTCCAGATTGGCACATTGGTGAGTGGTTGATACGATAAGACGTAAGGTGTGTGATCTGAAGTATTAAAATACATCGTTCCGGCAGGAGAAGGCGCTGCCGGGTTATAAATTGGTTGTGCAGGTAGACCACCGAGGTAATAGGGCGCTTTCGACGTCCAAGCAAATTCCGGTGCAGGACCGGACACGATTGTTTGTTCAGGAGCCGTAGCAGCAGGCACATCAGCATTGATCATAATGCCTGGGCCTGATGCTATCGCATAATAGTACCAATTGGTATCGAATGGCGGTCCAACAACCTGCACACCCGCCGACTGCCCAACATCGGGCTCGGGCTCGGGGACGAATAGGGCAGTGTCAAAAGCCTTGCTCAAGAGATTACTCCAAGAGTTATTCGTTGACCACCACTACCCACTGCGACGTGTTACCATCAAAATACCAGGTATAAAGTTGGCAACCAACACTGTCAAACCACAACATACCGACTGTTGGACTTGTTGGAGCAGTGTCACCAATTACTATACCAGCAGGCGTACTACCACCACCGCTACCACCACCGCCACCAGCGTTAACTACAACCACCCATTGCGATCCGTTAGGGTCAGTATACCAAATGTAAAGATTACCACCCACACTATCAAACCACAACATACCGGTGGTTGGATTTGCAGGCGCAGTATCGCTAATAACTATTTGAGTATTGCCACCACCGCCGCTTGGAGGTATTGGGGGCGTGATTACAGTTGGGGCAAGAATATCAATCATCACAATATCAGTGGCCGGTATAGGTCGCAACAATGTCACAGTTGAAGGCCCAGCAAACGTAAAATCAGTTGTTGGAACCAATCGCACACCATTCACATATGCTTGTACGAAATCTGTTGGGTTGATTACCCCAGAATTACCAAGCATGTCTGGTGCCAAAGTACTAAACACTGTTTGACCAGCCCTTGCTTGATAGTACAACGATGCAACTGCATATTTCACGTTCACGAAGAACGGTTGCCACCAGAAATTAACACCATCAGTTAAATATTCGTAAATACCGTGATTGATTGTGTTATACCACTGGTCCATTACGTTAGGGTTAACCGGCGCACTGGCACATATGTAGTAACTGATACAAGATGACTTGTACACGCTGCAATCGCTGGACATAGCAGCCTGTTGAAACGTCTTGGGGATACGCGAGGGCGCACTCAAGGGTTTCCCCATTGGAAGACAGCAGGGATCATATTTCATGCAATCATCTCCCACTATCTCAATCGTGAGAACATCGGTACGAACCCCACCAGTAGACAAAGTTGCTTGTATTGTTAGATCATAAGTAAGTCCTGCCCACCCACCACTCAAAATAAACGTTAACATTTGAGCCGTGGTAACAGAATTACTTATAATCAACAACGGGGTCGATTGAACATCGAGAATATAAGCAACTTTAGTAACTGTTACTCCGGTAGCAAGATTATGAGAGTAATCTAATGTCATCAACGTTTGCGCTGCCGGTGACTTCAAGAACGTGCCAATTTTTCCTGTGCTGTCAGGATAAAACTGAGCCGCGTTGCTGAAATTAACTGGTGCACTGAACGACTTCATGGATATACCCCACAATCCAAGTTTAAATTAACCGGACCAGTCACTGTTAAAGAGTTATTAATTGTCACGGGTACATTAAATATACCACTACTAGCACCACCCTGAAGTTGCCATGAGTTTGTTACGCCGTTAGATACGTAATCGTAAAAAAGTCCATTCGTTGTATTGTACCACATATCAAGTAAATTAGGGTTCTGTGGTGCTATCGGAGCCACGTAAAACTGTACAAAGTTACTCCCGAAAGTATTCATATTAGGTCGTAAAACAGCAACTTGTGCTTTAAGGTCTAATATGGTATCACAGCAATCACAAGGGTCATGCCCACAACTAGAGCAACCACAGTGTTGATTATAAGGAGCTTCAATACACACTTTTAAAGTATCAGAACGGAGTGTTCCCCCTACACTCGAAAGAGCGTGAATTGATAAACCATACTCAACTCCACCAAACCCACCACTTAGTACAAAACTAAGTATGTTGCTTTGACCAGCCAAAACAGGTTGACTTATAATCAACGGTGGCTGCGTTTGCATATCCAATAGAAACGATTGGTTCGTCATTGTAAAACCAGAAATACTTGTATAGTCAATCGCGATAGTAGATTTTGCTGCCATAGATTTACTAAACGAACCAAGAGGTCCACCGGACCCCTGTGCATAAAAATATGCTTGATTTCTAAAGTTAAAAGGGAAGTTCATGGAACGTATGGCCTCCTATAGTTCCAGCCCTGCGGGAAGGCCCATCGTTGCCCACCGTACGTAAACATTGCCCGTATCTCAGTACGAGCAAGTCCTATTCCCTCGTTGAATTTGCGCCCATGAAATGATGCACCCTGTTGTGAAGAATATGCTTTACCGGGTTGCTGTTGTAACCGGGAGATAACGCCAGATTTTATGTAGTCGTAATACTTATCAAGTATCCAATCAGGAACTATGGGTAAACCCTCTTTGTCTACTGGATCAGCAACGTTCAACGCTAACGTTACCACCCAAAACATTGGCGCTTGAGGGTTCCAACGTATACGCATAATAGGGCATTTAGTGCCAGCATTTAATAACACCGCGTCACGCGGTACACTAAACAATGGGTTTATTGTTTCGTCTTTCCCTTCACCTTCAGTCCATATCGCCAGAAACTGCGGGGGGTCCATTGGCAGGTAACGAGGCGGCAGAGGGGGGGCTGTTCGTGGCTGCGCTACATTCATCAATCGGTTGACGACCACATTTTGACACGTATCAAGCATGTAATCGTTACTCTCGGGAACAATCCCCACGACTGTTTCAAACAGCCAAGAGTTACTTCTAGCGAAGAACTCTTTAATGGCGTCAAACAAACACATGTTAATCATACCATCGAGCGCACCGGGACATGTTATCCTGGTTGCGTCAATGATACGAATTTGTGTCGCAGTTGCCAATTACGCCACCAAACTCGTTAAAGCCCCAACGAACTTCTGCGAGAACATCTGCGCCCTCACGTCTTGCGTGTCGTCTACGTCCCAAGCCTGCAATAAGCCAGCCATATACCAAATTGTAGGTTGATAATAAGTACGAGGGATCGGCACCACATCTGTGGTTCTCGTACTTGTAAACAACCCTGGCACCAAGTCGTCAGGATATGATTTTCGAGGAAGTGGGTGTTGATATTTATATTCTAAGAACAAATCTGGGCGTAAACGTGAAATTTCTGCCACTGCGGTATTAAGAGCAAACACGATGTCGGCGTCTGCATACCGATAGGGAGGCCCAATCAAGTCCTGCAAAAATGACCTAGTATTTGCTAGGTAATCACTGACTTGAAAGTACTGTGTCATGTCTACCTTACTTGTTTTATTTTACTCTAAGAGTAGGTGGGGGACTGCCCCCACCCAAGGTATCCGTATGGGAGGCTTACGGACCTGCTTGAACCACGATTGCTTCGGCAAGCGCAACAACCCCTAGGGGAGGGGCAGGAAGGCCCATTCTGCCGTAAACTTGTAGTCCACGCAAGATTTGACCGAAAGTACGTTCAGACCGCAAAGTCTCAACGTTCGTTAGCTGTGATGCAAACGTTAAGCCGTGTGCATGACCGGCGTAGATCACCCACTCTGTAGGAGCCAGTCCAGCAGAACCAGCAGGGCCGCTAGGAAGAAGGTTAGACGAATAGATCGTAAAACGATCCACCTGACCAAAGCGGCCATTACGGAGAATACTGATCTGATCGCCTGACAAGAACACTTCACGCAGTTCTGAACGTTTGATCTGGAACGCAGCCCAGGTGGGCATGACGACCCAGCGTCCAGTTTCAGGGATATTTTGCTCGTCAAGTGCTTGCCCCAGCCTCAGCAACAAGTCGATCATCTCGACCTGACCCACCGCTGGGTTGCGACCGACAGTGCCAACAGGCGTGCCAGTTACTCCCAGATTAATGTTGCCGGAAATGATACCCGCAGCGATACCACGATTGTTTGAATCCGCCCATGGGGTACCACCGGCATTACCCGAGTGCATCCAGTTGAGCACGTCAGTATCGACCGCGATTTTCATTTGCTCGGAAGCGTCGTCCGCCCAGAGTGACAGATTGTTGATGTCGGATTGTTTCTCGATCACATCGTCAAGGATGGTCGCGAAATACTTGCCTTGATCGATAGTGAGTTCCGTCTGACCACCAACAGGACGCTGAAGCGTCAAATCACCGCCAATCAGGTAATCATTGATGGTGAT